CAATCATGTATTTATAATATGGGTGTTGAATTTTTATTTATTTCATTAATTAAGCGGTTGTGACAACCTTCTTCTTGGGTGCAGCCTTCTTAGCTGGCGCGGGGTCAACATTCTTAGCTGGCGCGGGGTCAACATTTTTAGCTGGCGCTGAGGTGCCAGTAGGTCCTGGAGGTCCTGGAGGTCCTGGAGGTCCTGGAGGTCCCTGAAGTCCTTGAAGTCCTTGAAGTCCTTTAGATCCACCACCACCACCACCACCGTTATCAACGATTTTTAGGAGTAGTTCGAATAGACGAGTCTTATCGATACGAACACGGGACATTTCTTCTTCGATTTCTGTGCGAAGTGAAGACATTTTACTATATATAAAAGGAAGATTATCTTTAAACATATGATTATCATCGGTCCTCACCTGAAAACCGGTATAGGACAACACGCTCTGAAATATGTTAGACTATTTCTACCAAATGGTGCTTACTACGAATTGGGGCAAAAATTACCAGAAGTTGATACTGCCCTGATTTTTGTAATCCCCACACCTGATCAAATTGAATACATCAAGTATGCGAAAACGATGGTAAATAATCTAGCCTGTATGACCGTATGTGAAACAGAAACAGTTCACGAGGATTACGGTCTCATCATGCAAGAATTCAAAAAGGTTGCTGTACCAAGTGAATTTTGTAAAAGGGTTTTATCTCGTCAATTTCCTGATAACGAATTCTATATAATTCATGCACACATTCCTCAACCAAAGGAAAAACCATATACATTTTACCATATCGGGAACATCATGGACCCTAGAAAGAAGTTTCGTGACATACTGAGGGCATTTGCTCGTCTAAATGAACCCAATACACGACTCGTTGTCAAAGCCACAAGTAATCAAGATATACAAATTAAATTCCCAAATGTAGAAATTATAAATGGTCTTATTTCAGATGAAGAAATGGATACTTTGCATAATAGATCAGATTGTTACGTGAATTTTTCACACTCTGAAGGTGTTGGCATGGGTGCGGTAGAAGCTGCTATGCGAGATAAACCTGTGATTATTACGAATTATGGTGGTGCACCTGAATATATCAAAACACCGTACACAATTGACTGTGGACTTCAAGAGTTGGAGAAGGATGATTTCCTCTTCAAAAAGGGTATGATTTGGGGTGAGCCAAACTTTGACCAACTCTTGGAGTTCATGAGACATGCGTATGATAATAGAGTTCGTCATATGGATCACGAACACACTAAAAATCTAGTCGGAAAAAAGAATGTTTTAGAAGAATTTATCTTGAATGTGATTGGTGGCTAAAACAATGATACCGATGAGAATCGTACCACTCATAATTGAATCCTTTTGTGCGATGAGAGTCATGACAATATCATCTATGAAACCTATACCACTTGGCTTAGTTACAACACGAGGAATGATACTAGCAATGATGATATAAAGGGACATTGCAATTATAACGGGTCTGAGACTTTCTTGATCTAACATAGTTTTTGTATTAATCTCCTATTTTAATTTTACTACCTATCTTCACTTTATCAATACGATGCTTTTTACAAAAATCACCACACACGGCTTTGAATGAACACCTTTTACCGATCATTGTCGTCGCTTGACATATACTCACATGTGCACGGGATTCTTTGACATCCGCAGGTGTTTTGTCCAGAACAATAATCTGTCTACTTTGTTTTTTTCTATCAAACTTTTGATAGGACATCTTCATTTTCCATGTCGCATCTGCCAGATTAAAACATTTGTCGTCCGCCTCATCAACGCGACACATTTTCATCGCGTCCATGAGACAGTTATTCCATAATTCATCTCGAATCACTTCCATTTTTTATCTTTCTTGATTTTTTAGATATGTGCTAACAACTTAGGTGTTTAAACTTCACCCCCAATTTCAGCTAAATACACGTCAACTTGCCCTGTAAAACCAGAAAATTGTTCAGCTGTCCGTTTAGTCACCATATCTTGTACATTCTTTATATGCTCAGCGAATTTATTTACATCTATTCCAGTTGAATTATGAATTTGTGCATCGGAACCGATGTCCTTCGCCGCGTTTAGATATGCGTTTGCATAATTTGCGTGAAGTATAGATATGGCAGGTGACTTATCCTGTTGTGAAGCAGTCGCGTAACGTGCAGACTGTTGAATGAGTTTCTGTAGAGATTTTGCCATTCCCCTCGATCTATTCTGCATCACCAGAATAAGTACAAAAATGACGATGATGAAATACGTATACATATCTTCTTACACTACTTTGAGAAAAAAGAATTCATTTTTTTTACCCCTAAGTAGTGTAAGAAAATGAAGGAATATAAATATGACATCTTTGATCATACATAGTCTACCTATGCTAGCCGAATATAAACGATTGAAATATATTATCCATGATCTCGAAGAACATATTCAAATTCTCACACGAAATAATGGAAAACTTCTCGAACAATTTGAATTGAAAATATTCACAGTCGTATGGGTATTATTCATTCTAATGGCTTCACTGTATTGGGTTTTTCCTCAATCATTGGGTGTATTTGTTTTATTAATTTATCACATTTGGGAATTATATAATAAATGTAGAGTAGATACCTAAGTTAGAGATTTGGATTGTAATAAAACCAAGCAATTATGGAAAGTGTTCAAAAACTCACTCATATCGAACATGTTCTCAAGAGACCTGACTCTTATGTAGGACCCGTTGAGTTGGGTACAGAACCCTACTGGATCCTCAGTGGTCAAAAGTTCTCCAAGAAGAACCTCAAGTACTCCCCAGCTCTCCTCAAGATCTTTGACGAAATTCTAGTCAATGCCATCGACCGCAACTCTCTCCACCCCAAACATGTCAGCTCCATCTCCGTCGCCATAGATAAGGATTCAGGATCTGTTACCATCGAGAACAATGGTCCTCTGGGAGGTATCAGTGTTCGTATGCACGAGAAGGAGGGTCTATGGAACCCTGAACTCGTCTTTGGACACCTCCTCACGAGTACCAATTATGATGATACCCAAAAGCGTATCGTCGGTGGTCGTAACGGATACGGTGCCAAATTGGCCAACATCTACTCCACTGATTTCTCTGTGGTCATCAAGGACCATGAGACGAACCAAACCTATACCCAATCATGGTCGAAGAATATGACTGTCTGTGACCCACCAAAAATAAAAAAATATTCGGGTGCCATGTCATCTGTCGCTATCACTTTTATCCCCGAATGGAAACGTTTTGGGATGTCAAAGATGGACAATACCATCTATAGCATCTTCCAAAAGAGGGTCTGGGATGCGAACATCTGTACCACTCAAAACTGTAAAGTGAAATTCAATAATGAAGTTCTCACCAAACAGAACTTTGAAGCGTATGCTAAAATGCATGAAGGTGTTGAAGATGTGACTTGTGTCAATGGTGATCGATGGTCAGTGTGTATCGGACCCTCTGAGAATGGAATGGAACAGGTTTCATTCGTGAATGGACTCTGTACCAATAAGGGTGGAACCCATGTCGACCACGCGGCGAACCTTATCGCTAATGGTATCATCGATGAAATGGCGAAGAAAATTAAACTCAAACCTCAACAGGTGAAGAATGCGTTCAATATATTTGTTAAGGCAACCCTCGAGAACCCAACTTTCTCTAGTCAAGTGAAGTCTGAGTGTACCTCAAAGGTTCAAAGTTTCGGGAGTAAGTTTGAAGCACCTAAAAGTTTTATCAAGAATGTTCTCAAGACGGGAATTGCAGAGGAACTCTTGGCACTCTCACGATTTAAGGAGATGAAGGAACTTCAAAAGTCCGATGGAGCACGTAAATCTAAGATTACTGGTATACCCAAATTGGATGACGCGAACAAGGCTGGGACAGCGCACTCTAAGGATTGTACCCTCATCGTAACGGAGGGTGATTCAGCGAAGACTTTGGCGGTCGCAGGTCTCTCCGTTGTGGGTCGTGACAACTATGGTGTGTTCCCACTTCGTGGTAAGTGTAAGAATGTTAGAGATGTTTCTGTCTCGCAACTCACATCAAACCAAGAGTTCAATGATCTCAAGAAGATTCTAGGACTCCAACAAGGTAAGGAATATAAGACTGTATCTGATCTTCGCTATGGACGCTTAATGATCATGACAGATGCCGATAATGATGGGTCCCATATTAAGGGTCTCATCCTCAATATGATTCATTATTTCTGGCCCAGTCTTTTGAAACTCGGATTTGTTGTGAGTATGGTGACTCCTATTATCAAAGTGAGTAAGGGTTCCCAAAGTAAGTCCTTCTACACAGACTCTGCGTTTAGGACGTGGTATGGTGACGGGAAACAAGGGTGGAAAGTCAAGTATTATAAGGGTTTGGGTACTTCTACATCAGCGGAGGCCCGTGAGTACTTCAAGAAAATTCAAGAATTGACTGTGAAATTTGACACAGATAAGATGACAGATGAATCCATCATTCTCGCATTTGATAAAAAGAAGGCAGATGCTAGAAAAGTTTGGCTTCTTGAGAATACAGCAAAAGACGCCAACCAACTTGAAGTTCCATATGGAAGTGTAAAACAATTGGATATCTCCGATTTTGTACACAAAGACCTTGTGAATTTCAGTCTTGCAGATCTAAAGCGTTCCATCGCGCATATGGCTGATGGTCTCAAACCATCACAGCGTAAGGTTATGTTTGCATGCTTCAAGAAGAATCTGAAGGATGAGATGAAGGTTGCACAATTGGCTGCATTTGTAGCTGAGAAGAGTGCTTACCATCATGGTGAAGTGTCTCTCGCAGATACAATTGTGAAGCTGGCCAATGATTACACTGGGTCTAATAATATCAATCTTTTGGAGCCTTGTGGCCAATTTGGTACGAGACTTATGGGTGGGAAGGATGCGTCACAAACGAGATACATCTTCACGAAGCTTACAAAGGATGCGAGGAAGATATTTGATCCAAGAGACGACGCTGTTCTCCATTATCTCGATGATGATGGCCGCTCAATCGAACCAGACTTCTACATGCCCACTATACCAATGGTTTTGGTCAATGGAACAGAAGGTATTGGTACAGGATTCAGTTGCTATGTACCTCCATTCAATCCAGAAGATATCAAGGAAAATATTAAGAGATATCTCAATGGGGAACCAATCGTGAGTATGCGACCTTGGTTCAGGGGTTTCAAAGGAGTTGTCCACAAAGAGGAGGATACATGGATGATGGAAGGTGTTTGGAATTGGTCCGGGAGTAACATTGTAGTGACTGAACTCCCACCTGGCCGCTGGACACAGGATTATAAGGAGTACCTCGACACACTCACAGAGAAGAAATTGATCGGGGGGTACACTAACAACTCAACGACTGAAGATGTTCACTTCGAAATTACAGAGTACGCGGGTAAGGATCTTCTCAAGGATCTCAAATTGAGGAAGACTTTCCGCGTCTCCAATATGCACCTCTTCCACCCCACGAAAGGTATTCACAAGTATGCGAGTCCCGAAGAGATTCTCCAAGACTTTATGGAACTCAGACTCGAACATTACAAGAAGCGGAAGGCACATCTCATTGATGTCCTCGAGAAGCGGGCAGATATGTGCGACCACAAGTCAAAGTTTGTATCGATGGTGATCGAGGGGAAGTTAGTGGTGTTCAAAAGGAAGAAGGTGGAACTCGAGACTGAGATGTCCTCAATCTTTCCCAATATTGATGGGAACTTGGACTACCTCCTCAATACGAGAACGGTCGAATACACTGAGGAGCGAGTCAAAGCCCTACTAGATGAAGCGAAACAAGCGAAAGAGGATCTGGAAAAGATGTTGAAGACCAGTCACATTACGATGTGGAAGAATGATATTAAAAATATGTGAGCAATAGATAAGTATGGGTGAGGCTGCTAACATTGCGCTCAATGCTATTGGAATGCAGGATACACACCTCCTTTCCAAAGACCCCAAAGATTCTTTATTTAATTCTTCATATAAACAAAATTCGGAATTTAGAAAATATCATCGCACTCGTACGGTTGATAATCTGCAAAGAAATGAATGGTGGCCATTCGGACACACAGTCAAGGTTGATTTCAGTCCTAGAAATATGGGTGATCTTCTTACAAATATATGGGTAAAAATCGCATTACCAGAATGGACTGCAAGTGAAAAGCCTGACTGGTTCTATGGTGATTTTGTGGGGAGAAGACTTATAAAAAATATAAAAATGAGTGTGGATGAAACTACTTTACAAGAACTAAATTCTGATATGTTCGTAATTTTTGATCAATTATATAAAAGTTATGATCAAAAACTTTCATTAAATGCACAGTTTAACCTAAATAGATATTCAAATAAATTTTCACACGTACCCGAACTTGATTTAGATGCACAAAATAATTTATTTATTCATATACCATTGTTTTTTGCACAAAATTATGGTGGAGATGCATATCCAGAAAATAAACAAAATAGACCTTCATTTCCATTGTGTAGTATTCACAAACAAAAAATCCAATTTGAGATTGAATTTCATAAACCCAGTTATTTTATATATTCCACTCTTACGTCTCGAGTATTACCCTCGAAATTAATTGATAATTTTAAAATTGTTACAGAAGAAATCACGTTGAACAATGAAGAACGACTTTACTATAAAAATAATCCCATAACTATACCTATAGAATTTATAAAGAAACACACTTCTAGGGATATACATTTAAAAAATGACCGAACATTTAGTATAAATTTAGAACCAACTATACCCGTAAAGATGTTTCATTGGTTTTTTAGATCAAAGTATTACGAGGATGAAGGGGATTATCATGAAATCAAGGTACAAAATCGAATGAATTTCAAAGGTGCTCGTTTTAGATTTAGTAACCCCCTAACTCTTCTGGGAAGCGCTTCATTTACATTAAATGGTGAAATATTCCCAAGAGTCACAAAATTGGATGCGGGATATTTTAAGCGCTATATACCTTATACATCAAAAATGTCAGAATCCGGTTTAATTCCTAGTAAATTGGCAGATTTTTCACATTATGATCTCACAGAGGCGAAAGTACATTCAAGTTTAGCTTATGGTGATATATATTCTTATAATTTTGCTCTTTATCCAAAAAGTACACAGCCTTCAGGGTTTCTAGATTTTTCACAACTTAATTCTGATAAAACACAATTACATATAGAACTCTCAAATTTATCTAAGGATACAGAGATCCATTACGTCGAGGATAATCATAAGTATCTATTTGGGATACCTTCGGGTGGTAGTTCCCATTTACCGGTCTCAGAGCGATTTTCACTTGAAAAATTCACAATGTATCTATATTATACCGGGTACAATATGTTAAACTTTGAAAATGGATTTGTATCTTTTACGAGTTAAAAAAATAATTGTATAAATTAAGTATGTCAGGTAGACTCCAATTAGCTGGTAGAGGCTTACAAAATGAATGGATTAATGGAACTCCCACACAATCTCATTTTTTATTCACTTTAAAAAAACATACAAAGTTTGCTTTTGATACACTCGAAATTCCGGTTACTGGTGCAGATTACGGTAAAGAATCTATTTGTTTCATACCTCTTGATGCAGGTGACCTCATTACGGGAATGACACTTAGATATAATCTAACTTTCACAAGTAGGACTTACCGAGACGGTTTACGCGCCGCAAATGTTTCACGTTATCCAGCTGTTCATTTGATTGATCACGTCGATTTGTATATCGGTGGTATGCAAATACAGAGATTAACTTCTCAGTGGCTTGAACTCTATAATAAAATTACATATGAACGATCTTTATATGAAGCGAATAAAGAATCAGCTAATTTTGTGAGAGGTGAGATAATATTAGGTTACCCAGATGAGCCTGTACCACCGGTATTTATAGATTTACCTTTCTATTTTCATGATAATTTGAAATCATCGTTACTTACATGTAAACTCCAAAAACAGAACTGTTATATCAAAATAAAGTTCAAGCCCTTGGCCAATATATTGACTAACAATTTTAGTTCTCTTTCGAGCGCTTTGGGGCTAGGTTTTGATAGCCCACGAAATGAAATGGTAGGTCTTATGAATGAAAATATAAAGATGGGTAGTGTATCTATATTAACTAAATACGCATACTTGAATAGAGAAGAGGTAAATTACTTAAAAAATCGGCCTATTGAACAGGTTATTACTCAACTACAGTTGAAACGCTTTGATGTTTCAAGTGGAGAAACGAGGAGAGTCCAACTCAATTTTAAACACCCAGTTAAAACACTGTATTTTTTTATAGGTTCTAAAAATCGAATTACCAAAGACATTAATTATATGGACAATATAAAATTTACAAGCGCTAAACTTTTATTCAATAATCAACTTGTGTTCGATGACGGTCCCGAAAAACTTATATATTACAACTCAAAGACAAATACATATTCGGGAATGTATATCGGTGTTGCTGGAAACAATTCAACTATTAACGAGAAAATGGAGGTAGGTAGTTATTCATTCGCAATGTATCCCTTAAAGAAAGAACCAACTGGGCATGTTAACTTTAGTCGTATCATTAACCAAGAGTTTGAAATAAAGATACCCGAAACTGAAGACATGGGGGGTACGAAATATATTGACCAAATAAATGAATGTCAGATATACGCCGAGAGCTATAATATTTTACATTACTCAAGTGGGTTAGTTGGCTTAAAATTTTAATGTACAACTATTCTAATGGCTGGTAAAGTTCAAATTGCTACGAGTGGATTTTTAACGGAGCAATTAACCAGTGAACCAGATTTTACATTTTTTAATAATATATTTTCGAGACATACACATTTTGCGAAAGAAACGATTAGTATAAGTCCAGATAATGAAAAGGATGTACAAACTGGTGATAATGTAGAATTTTCTATACCAGCTAATAGTGGTGATATAATAAATGGTATGTCAATCAGTTTTAGTATCCCTGAAAATATAAATATACTTAATGATGATAGTGCAGCAGTATATGTAGTGGACCAATTTGGTGTAAGTCTATTTGAGTATATTGAACTTTATTTAGGTGATCAGTTAATCAGTCGAATCACATCAGATGATATAAATATTTATAATACTACACAGTCACCTTCTACATACAATAATACAAATGGGTTTATACATGGGTTACGCTTTAATCCCACTAAATATAATGCTAGTTTTGATACTAGATATACACCACGATTTCATTACGCTACGCATAAGGTTAATGGACAATTTCATCGTCTATTAGAAACGAATTATGTAAGTGGTCTCACGAATCGCGCGATTTTTAAATTCATGATAGATCTCCCATTTTATTTTCAAGGTCGTCCAAAATATGGGTTTCCTTTATGTTCTATACAATCTCAGGAACTCAAAATAAATGTGAAACTTCGAAGTGGTAGAGAGGTCCTTTTTCCAGTGAATAATACAAGTTTTGACACGTCGATACCGTCATCAGAATGGGATTACACCAATGATCATAAAAGTATTGATTTTCAACTTTCAGATTTCAAACTTAATATGGATGTTATACATTTAGATAAACGTGAACGGAAAAAAATGAAATCTGGGTGTAAAAATCTTTTGATTGAACAAATTCAACGTAACACATTTACTATGGAACGTGGGATAAAAAGTCAAAGTTATCGCTTAGATTTAAAAAATTGTGTCAAAGAACTCTATTTTATAGCTAAAAAAAAGTATCACACATTTACCACTGAAGAAATTAATACTTTAAATGCGTTATCTAATGCGAGTAAACCTGATTCCCCATTCACAAATAATCCTACCGCAGTATTCCAAAAACCTGTTCCATGTATATACATGCGTCAGAAACATGTAACCTTAACTTGTGATGGATTACCAATTTTGGATGATACAACAGGTTCACACCAATTTTTGTCTGTATGTATACCCAATGTTTACCACACACAAACACCATATGAATCTAATTTAACTATGTACAGTTTCGCGTTACAGCCAGATAATATAGAACCATCTGGAGACTTAAATTTTAGTATGATCAAAGACGCTACCATACAAATGACATTGTCCAGTGATGGTTCATATGCCAATACTACACCCTCGAGTAGCACAGCTCCATATATCGTTCACGTAGAAAAGGAAGTAATCATAATCGCTAAAAGTTATAACATTCTCCGTATTAAGGAGGGTATAGGGGAAATACTCTTTTAATTTCTCGATAGTGCCGGGTAGTGTGGAACTATGGGGAATTATTTATTAAAAAGTGATGTCTTATTGTCTTTGATGTAATCTATTATATTATTCTTGATACACCATTTGATGAAATTCAACTGTGCTAGAGTTGTATGAATTTCATGAGATGTACCTGGAACTGTATATGGAAACTTTTGAGATCTACAAAATGGATCAAATAATTTTTTACTGTATCCATCGAGACTCGATTTATATGCATAATGTACGGTAAAGATCTTACCGTCAGTGGTTTTATAGGATGTGTGATTTTTCTTGGCGTAATTTGTAATAAACCATTCGAGGTTTCTCAAGGAAATACCACTGGTCTTGTCTAGTATATTCAATAATTTGGATCGATTCAATTCTTCGCTGTAAAAATGGTTTATTGATGTTAGTAGAATATCTGTTTTACTCATTACTAATAATAGAATCCAAATCTATAAGTCCCTTCGATGATGCAGACTTTTCACAACCTGGACAACCAATCACATTCCTGAGACCTGGACCATGTGTGTGACCATGAAATGATTCATGAAATCTCTGTTTAACCTTTTCACCTTGTTTTTGATGTTTACCACAGTAACCACTGTTACCAGCTTTGAAAGTGCATCTAGTTCCATCGGGTTTCGTACCCATACATGTAGATGTAGCAGACACGCGAGGAACGTGCTTCAAAAGTTGTAGTAAAGGAATTTGATATTTATTTGATATCGTCTCTGCAAATGCAGTTATTGTGAGATCTATGCGTAGTTTAATCTCTTCCTCTAGTATATCGTTAATCTTTTCATTGAAACTCATTACTTATCTAGTTCTAGTTCGTATTTTTTAAATATGTCTTCAACACTTTCTTCTCGTTGAATACGTGCATTTTTTATCCGGTCTTTTAGTTCCGCGTTTTTACCTTCAAAGTCGAGTCCGAGTCGCTTACATTCTTCCACTAGATCCGATTTCTTCATAGTACTAATGGCGGGCTCTCGTTTCTTTGGTGGTGGTTTACACTGACTAATAAGTTCACCAAAAATTTCTTCTTTTGTATTTTCGAACAGTGGATCAAGTAAATCACATACGGGATTCAGAAATTTATTTATGAAGTAATATTTATAATCTACTGGAATGTTGTTTTCCTTCACATACACCGGATCTTCAGACTTTTCAAATGCCCTCGCTTTAGGATCTCCGGTATTTGTAAGAAGATATGGTACACGATCACCTGATTGTGGCTCTGAACCAGGTTTTCGCTCTCTCATCTTATTCACGACTTGTACATGTGCTTGATTAATGTTACAACTTTCGGGACTCTTTATTGAGACACTGTTTCCATTAACTTTGTAACTATCCGAGAGACCCTGACTCAAAATCAGTTTTTCGTGTGGAATATCACCCGATAGAAGTTCGATTGCCCGTTCTTTAGCAAGTTCCTTTGGTGGACCAGTATCACTGGATGTAAGAACGACATCGAGGAGTTCTTTACACACCTCCCGAACATGGGGTGTATTATCTCGTCGAACAATTTGAAGACCCTTAATATCTATATAATCCATGTGCATCTGGTCATCTTTCCCCTTTGTCCAAAGTTTAGCTGCGTATCGTTTCTTTGAATATAGGAAATATGGCCAATACACTTTCTCGAGCTCCAAGTTATTTGGCTTCTTAAACAGTGCGCTACACTCTTTAGCAGCTTGTTCACCAATTTCCCAACTATACTTTACAGCTTCTTCACCGGTGCGATCTCCCACATTAAACTCAACCATTACGGAATCTGTGTCCCCATACCGAACTTTAGAACCAGGAAAGTTTTCTTCTACATAATTCTTTGTCTCTTCAATCATTGCACGACCCCTATATGTGGTTGTAGATGCAATTGGTACACATGGGAGAATCCCCCTACCTGCACCGGTAAAACCATACACCGAGTTCATTGAGACCTTGTACGCCAATTGTTTACCATTGTAAACCTCTTTCATGTACCCAGTTGCATTTGCCATATCTTTTTTTGCCTTTTTACGAAACTGTTTAAGTTCAAAAAGGATCGCTGGTAAAAGACTAGGAATATCTTGTGCAAATTTATACGTTTTATCCCCAATTTTAAACGTTTCATATTCAATACCGGGCACGTTACCATATTCTTTATCATTCATCACATATGAAGAATAACATAAATTATCTGCCATCATGATCGATGGATATAGCGCTTCAAAATCGAGTGCTGTAATCGGTGTATAATAGGCACCTTTCTGTGCGTCGAGTACAGTAGCACCTTCATATTGCTCTTCTGGTAGCTGACCATACCGAATTGTTGGAATCATAAATCCCAATTCGCGAGCCTTTTTGGATAATTGACTAAAAACTTTGATTTGTTGGCCACGTTCGACGAGGAAACATAATGGTACCCACGTAGCTTTAGCCATCTCAACCAGATTGAGTAGGATACACATCTTCTTCATGAGTTTATGTGGAAGTAACGTATCCTTGATACAATATTCAGCAACTTCTCTGAGTTTTACAGGATCACCTTCGACATAGCGTGCAAACATCTCTCTAGGTGACATATCAATCTTCTGGTCACCTAAATACAATTTTGAAACATTATTCAAACTGTACGAGTCTAGTTTATATCCTTTCTTTACTTCATGAAACATATCGAATATGAATCGCCCAGACATAGGAAGAAGTTTTAGGACATTATCCCCTAAAGCACTTGAACTCAACTTTTTAATGGAAATTTCACATTCCTGACTTTTCAATTTACCGAGTCTGAAAAATTCTGGATCACAACCAGTCATGAATGCTCGCGTGTATATGTAATTAAGATCGAACCCGAATATATTCCACCCGGTCATAATATCTACATCTTTGTCGTGTATGTATTTTTGAAATGCTTCAAGCATTTCTCGTTCTGTATCAAAACTGATAATATTCGATCCTTCTAGTTTAGAATCTGTATTTTTGTAACATAAACATGTCTTGTCATATGGTTCATCATTTCCAAATGTACACAGGGAAATGGCAATTTGAAAACAGGCGTCGTCTCGCACGTTAGGATCTGGGAATTTACCAGTAGAACTATTACATTCTATATCAAATGATGCAACAACAAATGGTGCAATATCATCACGTTCGAGAGGCTTGAGTGTCCTCCAATCATTGCAAAATAAATCAATATTGACTTTCGCCAAATGTGTACGGACACAGCTGTCACCAACATCAAGCCAGCCAGTCGATTGAATACCAGTTCGATGCATCAAACGAAGTACTGGATCAATATTCGATTCAAATACCTTGAACTTTTCCATACCGTAAGACATCTGAACAGGAGTTCTCAATATATAATCAAGGCGGCGTCTACTTTTCAGATTTTTGAAGTCAAGTTTCATGTAGGAAAATTCTTTGTTATTCTGAAATCCCCATACATCTTTCGATTTCATAATCGAATATGTCACAAGACAATCAGGTGACTTTTTGTCAAGAACCCTGTAAATCTCTTGTATAGTTTGTTGTGTAACACGTTCAGGAAGTTTGATAAAAAAGTAAGGTGTAAATTTAGTGGTTACACATATAGATTTTCCATCTTCAGTCTTACCAAAAATGCTCACTAAATGTTCGTCATCCGTATCGATTGGTTCCCACGTGAGTGCCTGAAACTTGACACCCATATCTCTTATGTATACATTGAGCTAAAATTTTAATATCATTTACTAATAAATGTCAGCTGCTTTAATCGACCTCGTATCGGTTGGTGCCCAGGATGTATACATCACGGGTCAGCCTGAAGTAAGTTTTTTCCGTCAAAATTATAAGAGATACACTAACTTCTCTATTAAGCCAGAAAGGCTTGATTACATCGGCACTTTTGGTAGTGGAAATGAAGTGACCATACCAATTAAATCTAAAGGTGATCTATTGAGTTATGTGTGGATAGAAGCCGAAAACATCGGTGGTGTTGGTGCTAGCAACACAGGTTTTTTCGATAAGGATGAATCTACTACCACTGAATTCCAACTTTGGATCGGGGGTCAGAAGGTTTCCCAAATTGATTCATTGTATATACAGGGTGTCCACAACCTCTTGTATAAGGACACTCAAGCTAAGGCTTCATGTGCGGTGACTTTGGATGAAGTTCCCCAAAATGCAATGGGTTCGTCTACCGCCGCCAATCACTATATTCTCCCCTTCTTCTTCAGTGATGATTGGACAAAATCCCTTCCTTTAGTGGGTCTCCAATATCACGATGTCGAAATCAGGGTGAAGTGCAGAGGTGGTACATTCGCCCCCAACAGTGTAAAGGTTTTCGGTACGTATGTCTATCTCGATACCGATGAGCGCAAATTCTTTTCTGAATCTGAACATGAAATTCTGTTCACCCAAACACAACATCAACTCATGAGTGCTAGTGATACTGAAGTTGATTTAACCTACTTTAACCACCCCGTTAAAGCCGTACACGTCGTTTCTTCCGAAGCCGACAACAATAAATGGTCCACCAATTGGACTTTTGATACCGCTACTATGTATATTAACGGTACACCCTTATTCGAAAATATGTCTGCGACGTACCATCATAACGTCGTACCCGAAATGCACTGCTCTATCCTTCCTCAGGACGCTTTAAGTACTGTGTCGACTTTCACATGGCCTTTCTGTATAACAATGAACAAGTCACAACCAACTGGTACACTGAACTTCTCACGTATAGATAATGCCAAGTTGTCTCTCAATGGTGGTACACGTGAAGGAAATATGGTCCGAGCGTATGCTGTCAACTATAACATTCTTCGCATCAAGAATGGTATGGGAGGGGTAGCTTTCGGAAACTAAATACTTAAGTCACTATTATCATATGAAAAAAATATAAAAATGGTTAAATCTTCCTCACGACCCCATAAAACGTCCAAGTTCGTAATAGATCTTGGTCCCGAAATTGACAAGGTCGTCAAGAAGAAAATTCAGAAGCGTGACGAGAAGATCAAGAAACAGAAATGTATTATTTTAGCACTCGAGAGCCAAATTACCACATTATCAAATGATCCGAAAATTAAAAAACAAAAAGTGATCATAATTGATTTGGAAACCAAGCTTCTGAATGCTGAAAAGCGTGTGACAGATGCTGAAAATGAGACGCGAATGTATAAAGTGCGCCGCGTAACTATTTCAAATAAGACAGTTGATCACGCTTTTAAAAATTTGCATGATGGCAGATCACTTTCGAGAATGAAAGCGAATACGATCTTATTGATTCAACAATCAGGTCGATGGGAGGAGGCTCGTCAAATAAGTGCACGGATGAAGTTATGTTAGGATAGTTTAATACCAAGAACTTTTCTCAATTTTTGGAGAACGAATGGATCTGGTATAGACCTACCAGACTCGTACGCGTTAATGATACTCGTAGTAACCCCGATTGCGACTGCTAAATCTCTTTGTGTCTCGAAACCTTTAGCAATACGCCCCTGTTGAATCATCTTTGACATAGAAAATGAGACTGTTTCATGTGTACCCAGCTCGCTCATTGTAATTCTAATACCCGCTTTGTTTTTAAGACTCTTTCTAGTCGTTCTTTTTCTCGTCTCATGAAAATTGTAAATTCCATTACTTCCCCAGTAAGTTTGACTTTCCCAGCTTGTCGTACCCATACAGTCTGTTCCACACGAACCATGTCAATACAGGACATTTTGGTATTTGGTGCATTACTGTGATGTATAGTGACAACCATCGCATCCCGTTTCGTTTCTCGTGAAAGTTCACCTTCATGACACACGACGACGTGTGCTCCCGAACACCCGGCTGCATGCATCCACCAATATTTTGGTGGACTCAAGAGAGTGAGTTCGTCATTTTCTTTCGCATTTTGACCAACTCGTATAATCGTACCATCTTGGGAGGTGTATTCAATCATATTCAAGTATATAGTCTTATTCTTATGTACCATTTTTAGAAATATCAAATTTGACACTTGCTACTTTTGATTCCGGTAGTTTATATTGCTCGAATACTAAACTAATACGTTTACCTTTACCACCTTTACAATGTATAGGTTCTACATGATGGATCGCATCTCCACGAAATACGAATTTTCTCCCTAATTTAGGTTTGTACTTTTTTACATCACTCTCATCTATACTACCGTATTCACCGAGACACAATCTACCACCTTTATATGATTCTGGTAATTGTATATAGATCACAGTAACACATACAGGTAAATAACTTCGTCGAAATAGCGTCTTGACCTGATCATCTAATGACATATCGTAATGATAAGGTATAGATTTTTCATTTCCTTTTGTCGAATGCTCTATAATCACGGGATTGAATATATAAGCATTTGTACCAGGTTCTTGTATTTGTTTGAACACTTCATGTATAGGTTGGAAAGTGTCTAAAAACTTTTTTTCATGTTGCGAAGAAAACGACACTACAAATCCCTTCGTTTTTCCAAATCCATTTAATGTAGATCTACCGACGAACTTATGTTTTGATATATAGTTTGCCAACTCTTTACAACGCTTGGGTATATAAAAATCATCCTGTAGTTGAATAATTGGGTATCCTGCAGCATGAGTCCGCTTAGAACAAATATGAATATCTATGTCATATATATAAGTATTTATGATATAGTACAGTAGAAACGTAATTAATATAACTGTCAAGATGTACATGTGTTATACAGGTATAAACTTATTATTGATATATAACATAAATGCACGTCGTATTACAACCCAGTCCTTCTATTACCCATAAATATAGAGTTACCTTACCAAATAAGAGAGCTATAGACTTTGGTCAAACAGGGGTTCAATATTTTCCAGACCATCGTAATCCCCGTCTTATGCGTGCACAACTTCTTAGGAAAGGGGCTATCATTCCTAAGGAGCTGCGAATAGAGAGAGATCAGTATGAGATACAAAGGGGGATGTTGAAAATTAAAGAAAGTTCGGAAGAAGATTGGGAAGATTTCTTCAGGGCCGAATATTGGGAGAGATGGGTATTGCACACTTACCCCAATGTGGATAAGGCTAAATTATACATGAGTATGACTCAAGGTATACTTTTCATGCCTACACCCGAAGACCTATGGTTTTCTAATTGCCGGTAGACCCAAAACCACCTGAGCCACGTTCAGTATCCTCAACGATACTAATCTCCTCGATAGGTGGCGTCTCACAACGCTCTAGAATGAGTTGCGCAATTCTATCACCCTTATTGATTTCAAAGTTTTCTACTCCATGATTGAATAAGACAACTTTGATTTCACCGGTATAATCAGGGTCAATAACACCTGCCCCCACGTTAATACAATGATTCACGGCTAGCCCCGAACGAGGTGCTACGCGACCATATACACCAGGTGGAAGAACCACTGTGATTCCAGTTCCTACGACTGCTCTTCCAGCCTGGCTAGGAACCATGGCATTTTCGGAGCTATATAAATCATATCCCACAGAATGATCAGACCCACGAGTAGGCAAAGTAGCATCGTAACAGAGCTTCTTGACCCCAAGGGACATCTACTTATATTAGGTGTCAAATCCTTAAGTCTGTGAGTAACCCCTTCTTTCTGGCTAACACCATCGGTGTCCAACCGCTATGCGATGCCTTGTAAATGTCCGCACCCGCCTTAATCAGTATCTGCACAGTTGTCTCGTGACCATATTCAATAGCGTGTAACAAAGGCGTCCAACCAATATCATCAGTCTCGTCAATGTCCACACCCGCCGCGATCAGGGCCTTCACTACCCCATCGTGACCATTTCCAGCGGCCATGGAGATTGCCGTCTGACCAATATGATTACGCACGTTTATGTCAGCACCCGTCTCGATCAATGCTAGTACCTCTTGCAGATTGCCGAGTTGGGCGGCTATTGAAAATGTTGTAAATATCATATTTATAGTAAGTCTAACATCCTTAAGTCCTACTCGTGTTGTCGCAATACAGCTTCAACTTCTCGTATATTTTCCCTGATACGATCGTAATCACTCAATGCTATATCAAGCATTTTTCTCTCATCGTCCAAACGTGACATCTTTCGTTGGTTATCCGCATCCAAATATTTTCGAAAGAACGCATGGGGGTTGGTAATCGAATTACCAACGACAGCCTCAAGTCCTTCGAATGTAAGCGTTTTGAGGTTCAGGTTATGCCGTTCAGATAATTCACTGATCGCGTCTCTTTTCACACTCGCCGTAATACGTTGCCGGATCTTCGTAGATGCCAGTACATGCCGAATCTGTCGAATTTGAACAATGAGACGGTGAAGTCTACCCGACAACGCCCGACTTCTCGCGGTTAGATCGTCCCTGGTTGTGGTGACCTGTTTTGGGATGGTTTTATGGAGATCCATCATAAGGTTGCATAGCTTCAAGTAATCCCCATCGGAGATTGACTGGGAGTTATGGTCAATGATAGACATCATGGTGGTAAGGGATTCCATGATGATACATATATATTTTTAATGTATTCGGCGACGGACTTAGGTCCTATATGAAAAAGCGTTCTTCTCCACGTTTTAACCTATACATATGGTCGTAAGCATGGAGGGTAACAACCGCGAGAACTCCAGTGGATAAGATGCCTTTATTCATTTTACGCACAGACCAGGCGTATGCGATCAACAATGAAATGATTACCGCCTGAATGAATGTAACAGTCGGCAGTACAAAACGAGTTTCCACTGTTTGCACGTTTTCAGTTGGCTCCGGTGTGTATTTTTCCATTCGCGGATAACCGGGCATTTTTATTTTATACTGAGAAATTAATGCGAGAGTTCTTATTGGCACCAATACTACTCACTCTTTATGATTATCTGAAATCACCTATAGATTTATTATACTTTCAAAAACCAATGAGACCATTGATTGGTATGAGAAACACGCTCATAGATATCATACTTCATAAATCCGAGTATAATACCGCACATTATCCAAGTCTTTGGTACGTAAAAGCAAATTACACTAAAATTTTAGATGAATATGAAAAGGGTATCGCGACCGCAAACAAGAAATACTTCCATGATCTCGACCAATGGTTCGAGAAGAATGATGGCTACTATTATTACGAAGTCAAAGATTTTCCAGAAATTCAGAATATTATCGATGTAGTTCCATGTGTAGATAAAGAAAATGCCAAATTCGCCGTCATAGAGGGTCCCATGACTATAGCGCCACATCGCGCGGAGAGTAACCTCCTTTTGAGATATCACCTTACGATGAAAGGTGGTGACGATTGTATACTCTACACATCAAACGATACACATAAACACGAACCGAGAAATGATTTTTTATTTGATCACTCACGTTTTCATAGTCTTGTTAAACGCGGTCACCAGACACGGGTTGTGCTTATTTTAGATATTCATAGGTTTAATTAACGACTCTTTCAATCCTTGTGTAGGATATGTCTCTGAATATTTTCTTCTGTATCATACTGGTCGGGGTCGTACACGATACCACTTTGAACTTGTGTGGTATGAGTCGATTTTTTAGACTTACTCGCGTTGGGTTTTGCGAAGCCACGGGGTGTGTTAATCTCTGTATCATACTGAGCAGGGTCTACGACTGCGCGAGTTTTGACACTACGCATGGAAGGAATCATAAAAGTGAGCGTGAGGGGCATTTAGTATACATGTACTCTATTCTTTATCATCTGGGCGAATAGCCCATTTATCTTCACAGTGGAATTTTTCATGATCAATCTATAAAAACTAAAGAAATCTATTCTAGAAATCGTACACCTTTAATCCCCAATCGGGTCTTCGGTTTCACCCCATTCTGTGTGTAATTCACATAAAAATTGATCAAGACCAGGATACACAACTTCCTCATCCAACTCTCTCCATTGTTGATGAAATTGTGCGCGATGTCGGTCTGCTTCTGTATCTACATCTGATGGTAGAGTGTCATTGTCACGGAAGAAGAAATTATCTGTGCTTAGGGTCATTGGATCGTTTTGGTCTAGAAGAAATGAAGGTGGTTTCACAAGTTCTCGTAAATTTTTAATAGTGTCACACATCTCGATGTAGTCCCCTTCTGGGATTTTATCCGAGTTCTTATCAACAAGTTCCATGAGTTTGTGAAAGAGATCCATCCCAACTAGTTGACGACCAGTAGGTTCGCCGAATGTATACGTAAGTGGTGAATCGGGTGAAGGTGGGCGCATAATTTTTATATATACGTACTCTTACTTAAGTTCATTCTGTCGTTAAGGAATTGATTATTATACTTAAGTCGCATCGTGATATATAAATATCAACAACTCAAAATGTCTGGCCCCATGAACTCCCACTCTATCACCGACTACATCCTCAAGCTCGAGAAGGAGAACTCCGAATCTCGTACCAGGATTAAACAACTCGAGAAGGATCTTATTGGTTCCGAAATTCAAAGGGTTTCTGATGTCATCAGCGAAGCTGATCAGTATAAAAGCACCGTCGATAAACTCAAGAAGGAGAACTCCGAATCTCGCACCAAGATT